GCCTTGATGTCATACTGTGATGTATTGTCAGGCTGTGTTGTCCACGCTGGGAACACCGTAGCAACCTTTGTTGATGCCACATAGTCCTCAACGTGCCGTGTCTGCCCCGCCCCAGTGCCGCCAGTAATCTCGATAAACATGCCATTAGGCTGGTCGTCTGATGTAAAGCTGGATGCAGCTTTCAGCGTTATTGTGTCTGCACCGCCAGCCTGTGCTGTGCCGTTGTCGCTGGTAACAGATGACGCGGTGATAGTAATGTTGCCAGATGTTGCGCTGGGTGTGATCGTAAATGTCGGATTGTGCGTATCAAAGTTAAATGCATACTTTGGAATAAAGTCAAACACGATAGTGCTTGCTGTCCAATCGCTATCTGTCGCACCCCGCAAAATCCTTACCGGCTCTAAGTCCTCATGCACGACAATCACAGTGTCGGCAGATTGCACCCAGTTCATCTCAGGCAGAATGGCGGCAGTCAGCGATGACACCGTTAGGTAATCATTGCCAGACCCGTTGATGTTGGTGATTAGCGTTCTGTCCTTGTAAACATACATCTTGCCGGGCGTAAACACCAGCATGTAGCTATCGCTAACGCTGAACTCAAACCCAACCATGCGCACAGCATTTGCCGCGCCGCTGTCTAGCTCATGCACAAACTTAGTGCCGTCACGGCGTACTGCGCCACCCTGTGGCTGGATAGACACGTTCTGCGCTGTGGTTAGCGCTGATTTGTACTGGCTAATGTCTGTGCGTGCGCGGAGCTTCGGGTCTATCTCGCCAGACGTAAAATCATTTTGTATCTGTATAATCCGGCTCATGCTAGAACCTTACATCAGAGATAGGAAATTCCTGTATAGTCTGCGCTGGTCTGTCTGCGCCGTCAATGTTGATAGCAACGCGCACCAACCCGCCGCGCATGTTTTCAGATGGCGCACCATAGGCACGGTTATGAAAGTAATCGGCCTTAGTAATCTGGTCGGTGATAGGTTCTGCGAACTCAGCCGCTAGCGCTGTCTTTAGCAAACGCACAAAATATGGCGGGAACTCGAAAGGCTCTGGGCGGTACTGGTAATCAATCCACACATCTTCATAGTTTGTGTTTAGGCCATCGCCGTATATCTCAAAGTCACGGCGCGGCTGTGCGCCCACAGCACCTACGTTAAAAACAGCCTTGGGGTTGCCAAGTAGATTGCCCGGCAATTGATAAATATATTTCCATTCGTTGATAGGCGTTTGCACTAGCTGCGCTAGCTTTGTCTTTTTAATAGACCAGCTATATGCGTACTGCATCAGCAATGTATCACGCACATCATCGTAAAGCCGGTCAGCCACTTGCGCCTCATCTGTTCCAACATTGAAGCTAGATAAAGGTGTAGCGCCCAGCATAATGAGCGCCTCAGAACAGATAGATAGTTTGGTATCGCCAGCAGCCATCTAAAACACTCCAAAGAAAAAGGCCGGGGCGGCATACACCGCCCCAGCTATTGGATTAGTCGGCGTCAGCAACTGTGATTGCTTGGCCGTCAGACACATCGACAACGCCTGATGCGTTTGACAAAACTACAACCATGTTCATGGTTGGTGTTGCGCTGTCATAGCAAAAGATGATGTCGCCAACTGCGAGTGTGTCAGACAGGTCATCGAAATAACCTGATGTGTTCACAGTAGCAATCGCGTCTGCTGATGTGTAGGTGTACATAGAAGGAGCGTTGCCCTTCTTAGATGCACCCATCACGTTTAAGCCTGCACTTGAAAAAGCCATTGTTCAGTTCTCCTTACTCTGTCGCTGAGATTTTAACAATGCCTTCATCGTCAATCGCAATGGCTCCAGCGGAGAACATTGAAGAGACAAGGAAAGACGTTTTCTCTGGGACGTAATTTATTTCACTACGCTGACCCATGCCAATGCCCATGCCAACTGCATCGCGATGGAATGCGAAGCATGTGCGTGTTGATGGAAGCGGCAAGCCACCTTCGTCACGGTCACCAATGGTAATGAACTTAAAGCCCAAGAATGTGTCAATCTCGCCAGTAGAAAGAGCCTTGACTGTAGCAAAATCGCTGCTTGTCAATTCTGTTTCGTCTAGCAATGCTGACAAACCGTTTGCGTGGATTACCATGCAACGACCTTCGGCTGGCACGTTCTTTGTGTCAAGCGCCTTCTTAGCTGCAAGCAACTTTGCAAGGTTCATGTTTGTACCAGCGCCACCAACTGTTGTAGCAACTGTTGATGGTGAAGATGCTGCATTCAGCGCGTCAATGACTAGCTGGTCCATTCGTCTGCCGATCGCACCGGCGCAGACCTGCACTAGTTCACGTCTTTCGTCGAAATTAACCTTTTGCTGGTTAAAAATATCGGAATACTCAGCAGCGATAAAATCCGACATTGTTGCAGTTACTTGTGAGTAGCTGACATTCAATGGGGTTACATCTGTTTGTGGTACGCGTATTGTTGCGGTGCCTTTCCCAATTTTAGGGAACTTTACCTGTGAGCCTTCTACATTTGTCCGCTCGCGGATAACGCCGGCCAAAGAGCGTGCGCCCTGATAAGCCTGTTTAACTTCCGCATCGAACATTTGCACGAAGGCGTTAGAAATAGCTACTGCCATTTTTCTGTCCTCTCGGTTAAAAATGTTTTCAAAAAAGTCGCATCAGGTATCCGCGTCACGGGCTGACAGCTTGGGCATAAACGCTACGCCCCCAAGCGGGTCTAACAGGCCACAGGTGGTTGTCTGTCAAGTGAATTTTAACAAAAAAAAGCGCGACCCGCAAGCCGCGCTATTAATTAGATAGCAGAATAGTCTTGCGTGCCATAAACACGCTCAAACATTTTTTCGACTTTTGCTCTGAAAGCTGGGTCAGTCTGGTACTCTGGTTTGCCTACCATTGCATTCAATTCCTCTTTGGATGGCGCACCATCTACTGGGGTCATGTCTACAGGAATAGGACGGTCGCCGTAGTAACTGCGCACCTTCTGCAAAGCCTTTAGACCCTGCGCGGTGCCGCCCATGATCTTGAACTCTTCAAAGTCACCCTCTGACCAAACACCCTTGCGCACCAAACCCTGCGCCCAGTCTGTCATCGACTTAATAGTCGCATCAGCATTCGGGCCAAGTTTTGTAAGCTCTTCCTGATAAGAGATTTCAGCGCCCTCTTCTTCCTGTTGCGCCATAGAAATAAAGCTATTCGCCAACTCGTCAAACGCACTCTGGCTAATACCATTTTCCTTCGCCCAATCTCGATATGTCGAGAGAAGCGGGTCATCGTCAGGGATGCTTGCATCCTTAAATAACTTATCATCATACGCCTCCGGGGCCTTGTGCTTGCCCTGCGAAAACTTCTTCTGCAATTCATTGTAGGACTTAACCAAGTTTTCTAGGTCAGGCCCATCGTCCTCATTCCAAAATTTATCTGGATACCACTCAGGCTTTTCAAACTCAACCTCTTCACCTTCCTTGGCAACCGTCACGTCATCAAGTGATGCCGGGCCAGTCTCAGGCTGGATGTGTGAGATTGTGCTTTCTTCGGGCTGCTGGTTATCCTCGGTTTCTACCGATGCTTGGGCCATCAAGCCTTCTGTTTCGTTCATAACTGCCTCGCTCTCTGCATCCGCTTTTCTATTTCGCGGACTAGTGAATTTTGCCCTTCCCTAGCAAACCCGTGAGAAGCATCTTCTCCCGGATACCAAGTGGGCTGCTCAATCGTCAGTGAGCGAAGGTGTGTTAAAAGTTCTTGCCCATCCTCACTGGCGAATACCCGCAAATACAATCTATCTATGTCATCCTGATTGTCTTGCTGTGTTAATCGCATCTGCGGTTCTACTGTCCGCAGACTATCCCAACCCTCTTCAACCATATTACTCCCCTGTAGCCTCAGCCGCTTGCATCGCTACTTGCGCTGCTTGCATCTGTGCCATTTGTTCTGCCATCTGTTGGCGCTCTTCTGGTGATGTGCGTAGCTCTGCCGGAATGCCCATCTTGTCAGCCACATGGTCTGCGATGGCGCCTGTGCGCACTGCCATCTGGCCATCCTGTCCAAGTGATGACGCAATCTGCACCCACTGCATTATCTTCTCGATGCCGCCCATGTTCTGCGCTTGCGCGATAGGCGATACCGGCTGCACCTTAATCTCTAGCCCGTTTACCTTTAGCGGCATCTCAATCATGCCGCGCTCATCCATCACCGCAAGAATGCGAGACACAACGGGTATCATCGTTTCTGTAATTAGACGACCAAACGAACTGCCCATGTTGCTGGCTAGCTCAGATATCTTTGCAGACACCTCTGTTGCAGACCGTGCAGACATATTGTCTGGCGGTAGCGTGTCGTCCATCATAATCTTTTTAATGTTCATGCGTAGGTCGTTGATGATAATCTGCGACACGTTGAAGTCACCAGAGCGCGGCAACATGCGCAAGCTCTCACCCTGTGGCCCACCGTTACGCGCGACTGGGATAATAGCACCCGGCGCAATGCGTATGGTTTGCGGGTTTAGCACGCCATCATCTGCCGCTGTATACACACCAGCGATGGATAGGCTGGCGTTTTTAAGCAATAGCTCTAGCGTTTTGTTTAGCGTCTTGATGTCAGCGATAGCGGTGACCAGTGGGCCACGTCCATACACCTCGCCGGCGACCTTCATATAACGCGCCACAACCCAAGGGCTGGACTTCATGGTGCGCTCTACGATGGCTTCCTTGCCTTCTTTCTCGATGACATAATAGTTATACTCGCCTGTTTCCAAATCTAAGCAAGTTGCCTCGACTAGCTCAACTTCCTCTGTGGGCTTTTCGTCTATCATGCGCTGTAGCTTTGCTGACACCTCGGCGTCATCCCAATGCTGTTTTATAGCTTCTGCCTTCATGCGCATACGGCGGTAGACGTTATCGACCTTGCCGTGCGCACCCTCTTCTATGCACACAAGGTATTGAGGCACGGCGGTGAACCGGATGGGAGTGATGTCATCACCGGGTTGGATAAGCATCACCGCCGTACCAACTGCTAAGTCCATGAGAAACTCACCCATGGCCAAGTCAAAATTAGTCTGACGCAACAGCGCAAACATCTTGTCGCTGTAAATATCTAGCGCGGCCTGTGCTTCAATGCGGCGCTCAACAGGAATGTCTGCGCCCGGCTCTAACCGGCACCAGTTAGATTGTGGCGGGAATAGGCCAGACTGAATGCGGTTTGCAAAACGCTGTGTGGAATTGATGGCGGTACTGTCAAACACGCGTGCCATTTTGTTCTGGCCGGGCGAACCGCCGCCCTCATAATAGCCGTCATACAAGTTGCGCTGTGGTAGCGCGAACTCATAGCAGTCTTCGTAGATCTGCCGCCAGTTATCCTTGCGGCGTTGCGCTAGGTCGTGGCGCTTCAATATTTGTGCTGGGGTCATCATGATTTTTTGTGCCTATTCGCAAAGTTACGCGCTGCTTCCTTAGAGCCAAAGCCCCATGCCTTCAAAGCAAGGCCAAGGCGCGTTGGCTTGCCGTCCTTCTTCTCCGCACCCTTCATGCCAGCAAAGCGTGCGGCAAATGATACGCGGCGCGGGTTTGTGCCAGACTTCACAGGGCGCTTTAGATTGCCGCCCTCTTTGCGCTCAAAGTGCTTGCGCCCGGCTTCGTTCAAGCCACCCTTCGGGTTCTGGTATTTCTTCGCCGGCATTAGCTACGCGCTGCTCTCATGTTGTCAATAAGGTTGGGATATGGACGGCCAGCCTTTGCAGCGGCACGCTGTGCGCTGCGCTTTTGCGCTGGCGACAAACCCTTGGACTTGCCTAGCCCCTTGGGGCGCTTCTTTTCCCATACGGCTTTTGGTTTCTTGTCAGCCATTCTTATTGTCCTCTGCCATTTTCGCCTTCATGCGCTGGTAGAACTTCCACATCTTCTGGCCAGTGGTTTCTGTTGGCGTGCCTTTCTGGCCTTTGTATTGTTTACCAAGCCCGATTTTATCAGCTATCTTTGCCATAGCTCTTCTTCTTTGCCATTTTAGATTTCATAGATGCGCCGGTTACACGGCCACCTGTCTGACGTGCATATTCTTTAGCCGCACTCATGCCAGCCTTTGTATACGCGAATGTGCGCGTTTTACC